AAGTGGGCTATACGGGTTATCTGCTATGTTGATATCTTCTGCCATGTCTTTTCCTTATTGTAATACTATTTATTGAAATAATAATAACCCACTATAATAGCTAAACCAAAAAAGGTTGACAGGGGCTGTCAATACTGTATAATTAATTGTAACAAACAAGGAGATATTGCAAGTGGCAGAAAAAACTACAAAAGTAGTAGCAAGAACAGGTCGTAAGGTAAACTATCTTAATAATAGAGATATTCTTAAAGAGATACACAAATCTAAAGCAACGTTTTGTACATACCTCGACAAGGACTCACAACATCAACAAGATGCTATTGTCTACGAGCTTAGTAAAATTAATAAAGCTAGAATTAAAGAAGCCAAAGCAGACAGGATTGCTAGACACAAAAGAGCAACAGGTGAAATATTGAAGCCTAGCGAGATTGATGATCAGAGTTTAGTGTTTCGTTTAATGACTTGGGATCATATTCCAATGGTTGATAAAAAGCCAACCAAAGCACAGTTAAAGAAACGTGCTAAGATAGAAGATATGTTTGACGACATTGAAGAAGCTAGAGAACAAGAGGATTATGGTATAACAGATCAAATACATACTAAATGTAATTTTCCCCCATTTCAACATTATATGCTTGATGAGAATATGAAACCTTATCTAGTAGGCAAAAGTCACTGGGTAGGTGATTTGGAAACAGGACATTTTTCAAAAGATCATGGCTCAATGACTCCAAAGTTAGCACACATGTTTATTAAACTGTGTGAGCGTTATGCTACTAGATCAAACTGGCGTGGTTATACTTACAATGAAGAAATGCGTGGACAAGCTCTATTACAACTAAGTCAAATTGGCCTACAGTTTGATGAATCAAAAAGTCAAAATCCATTTGCTTATTATACAGCGGCCATAACTAACTCGTTTACACGTATTCTTAATATTGAAAAGAAAAACCAATCAATACGTGATGACATTTTAGAAATGAACGGATTGAATCCAAGTTTCACTAGACAAAACAGTGAAATAGATGCTAAACTACGAAAAGAAGCCGCAGAGGACGCAGGAACAGAGCAAAAAGCAGAAACAAAGTAACTAATAACTCCTAAGGAAGGTTATGAGTAATTTATTTAAAAAAGCCGCTATTCTGACTGATATACATTTTGGTTTAAAGTCAAATAGCCAACTACACAACGAAGACTGTTTGAATTTTGTCAAATGGTTTATTACCAAAGCTAAAGAAGAAGGGTGTGAAACCTGTATCATGATGGGTGATTGGCACAATAACCGTGCCGCAATTAACATTGTTACCTTAAACTACAGCTTACAAGCAATTGAATTGCTAGGCGATGCATTTGACAGAGTGTTTTTTATTCCTGGCAATCACGACTTATACTACAGAGACAAGCGTGATATTCAATCTGCATCATGGGCTAAACATATTCCAAACGTTGAAATAATCAATGACTTTTACAAAGAAGGAGACGTACAATTTGCTCCTTGGCTAGTAGGTGACGATCACAAAAAGTGTAAGAAGCTTGAAGGACGTTATCTATTTGGTCATCTAGAACTTCCTCACTTCTTTATGAATGCTATGGTACAAATGCCTGAGACTGGAGAGATACGTGGTGAGGATTTCCAAGGATTAGAAACAGTATACACTGGACACTTTCACAAAAGACAACAAAAGAAAAACATTATCTACACTGGTAATTGCTTTCCTCACAACTATGCAGACGCAGGTGATGATGACCGAGGCATGACTATATTAACCTGGGGAGAAAAACCAGAGTTTCATTCGTGGCCAGATCAACCTAGATACAGAGTTTATAAACTTAGTCAAATACTTGACAAGCCAGAAGAATTACTGTTGAAAGGTATGCACACTAGAGTAAACATTGACATTGATATTTCATACGAAGAAGCTAGTTATATACGTGAAACATTTGTAGGAACTTATGGACTGCGTGAGCTTACCTTAATACCAGTTAAAAATATAGATATGTCACAAGATGTTGAACCTGGACAGTTAAAGTTTGAATCAGTTGATACCATTGTTACTAATCAATTAACTAACATCGAAAGTGATCACTATGATCCTAAAATGTTGTTAGAAATTTATAGGGACTTATAGAATGTTTAAGATTAGAACGCTAACAGTTAAAAACTTTATGAGTGTGGGTAATGCCACACAAGCAGTTAACTTTGATCGTGATGACTTAACACTGGTACTAGGTGTCAATGTTGATTTAGGTGGTGATGATAGTGGTGCTCGTAATGGTACAGGTAAAACTACTATAATTAATGCACTGAGTTATAGCTTATACGGACAAGCATTAACTAACATTCGAAAAGATAATTTGATCAATAAAACAAATGCCAAGGGCATGTTAGTCACTGTTGAGTTTGACCACAATGGACAAATATACAGGATTGAGCGAGGTCGTAAACCCAACACTATGAAGTTTTATGTTGGCGATGATGAACAAGAAATTACAGACGAAGCACAAGGTGATTCAAGAGAAACACAGAAACAGATAGAACACATGTTAGGAATGTCACATGAAATGTTCAAACATGTTGTTGCGTTAAACACCTATACAGAACCCTTCTTAAACCTTCGTGCTAACGATCAAAAGGCTATCATAGAGCAACTGTTAGGCATTACCATGCTAAGTGAGAAAGCAGATGCGTTAAAAGAAAAGCTTAAACAGACAAAAGACAGCATCAAAGAAGAAGAATATCGTATCAAAGCTGAACAAGATGCCAACGAAAAGATCAAAAGTCAAATTGAAAGTCTTAAACGTAGACAAACACTATGGCAAACAAAACACGATGAAGATGTTAATAAAATACAAAGTGCGTTAGATAACTTATTAAAATTAGATATTGATGCAGAGTTAGATGCACATAAACAACTGGTAACATTTAATCAAAAAGTTAAAGATATCAATGACTTATCTACTAGCATTACTAGGTCTAAAACAGATGTTGATAGAGAAATTGCCAGTATTAAAAAACTTGAAAAAGAAATAGCTGATCTTAAAGAACATAAATGTTATGCTTGTGGTCAAGAGTTACATGACGAGAAACACGAAGAAGTACTTACAGCAAAAGAAAAACATCTAATAGAAGCTAATAAAGAACACGATGGTCACGTTGAATTACTTGGAGAGTTAGAAAAAACATTTAAGGAAATTGGACCAGCAGGTGATAAACCTAAAACATACTATCCAACTGAGCAAGATGCTTTTGAACATAAGAACTCTTTAACTACACTAGATGCACAGCTAGAAAGTAAACAAGACGAAGAAGACCCTTATGAAGAACAAATTGAAGAGATGGAGACTACTAGCATTGACGAAGTAGACTTCAGTGCAATGAATGATCTTGATAAACTTAGAGATCATCAAGAATTCCTACAAAAACTGTTAACTAACAAAGACAGTTTTATTAGAAAAAGAATAATTGATCAAAATCTTAGCTATCTGAACGCTAGACTAAGTCAGTACTTAGAAAGAATCGGACTGCCACACACAGTCACCTTCCTTAGCGATCTTTCTGTAGAAATTACTGAACTAGGACGTGAACTAGATTTTGACAATTTAAGTAGAGGCGAACGTAATAGATTAATCTTGTCACTGTCATGGGCATTTAGAGATGTCTACGAGAGCCTCTACGACCCTATAAACTTATTGTTCATTGATGAATTGATTGATTCAGGTATGGATGCTAGTGGTGTTGAAAGTGCTTTAGCTATACTTAAAAAGATGTCACGTGAACATAAGAAATCAATCTGGTTAGTATCGCACAAAGACGAACTGAGTAGTCGTGTTAATAACATACTAACCGTAACAAAAGAAAATGGCTTTACTACGTACGGTACAGACGTAGATTCGGTATAAAATTTTCCAGGGGGTAGCATACCTGACTAAATGTATTATGCTACACAATTCTAATAAAGGAACTATATTGTCATACGAAAATCCCTGGATGTATCAGGACAAAATCTTTGATACCGAAGATATTGGGGATGACTATGGTTTCGTTTATAGAATTACTAACACAACAAACGGGCATGACTATGTTGGGAAGAAGTTTTTCTGGACAGTAAAGAAACGCCCACCACTGAAAGGCAAGAAAAATAAAAGAAGATCAACTGTTGAAACGGACTGGAAGACCTACTGGGGATCTAGTGACCGTTTGACCCGCGATATAGAAAACTTAGGCAAAGACAAATTCACAAGAGAAATAATCTACTTGTGTAAAGCAAGAGGTGAAACAAATTACATGGAAGCCTATTATCAGTTTAAAGAAAATGTATTACTACGTGATAACAATTACAATGGTATTATAAACATTAGACTTGGTATTGGCAGTGTAAAGAATATATTAATAGAAGATTTAACAAAATAGTCAATGATGCAGATGTGTTCTGTATCCTGAGGAGATCGTAGGCAACACCTACGTGGAACGTGTAGACTAGACTACACACAGGATGACGCAGTAAAAAAATAGGTTTAAAAACTAAATGATGTAGGCTCTGAGAAAAAGCAACCTACGTGCTTAGATAATTTCGCTAACTAGGGATTATCAAGCATCCGCCAGATGAAGCTAGAATAGGGGGTACCGGCTGACCGCCTCCGTGTAGAAATACAATTTCTTTTAATTAGTATGTGCGTAAGACTCAGATAAAGTCGCTTTCATATTTTGCCTTGTATAGGTGAAGTATGGCTGAAAGATCTAGATAAAGCACGAAAGAACATACAGTATATCAAAGTAATTAAATTAATTAATTCTTTAAGAAAACAACTTCGAGTGTAAACGAAGAAGTTAGATGTCGCAGACATCTTTAAGAAGCTCTAAGAATGTTTTTATTAGCACTAACTCTGATTTGACTATCTGTTAGGTTATCTTAGAAATTAAACTCAAAAAAAAGCACCCCTAAAGGTGCTCTCTTCTTAATTCTGTGGAAATGGTGTAAGGATAGTCTCTTACTTCTTATTCCATATTGTGTATAAAACCCATACTGCAATTAAACCAACTAAGCCTTCAGCTCCTAAAGATTTAACTACTCCAGTTACGTTACCGATTACGTTAACTTCTGGAAAAAACGGTATGTTACCTACGCCAAGTAGTTCTAAGACAATAAACATTGCCATTAGTGATACAGCTACGTCAGCTATAGACGAACTCCATTTTTTGATGTTATTTAATACTTCCATTTTACTTCCTCCTGGGAACTTCTCCCGGTTATTACTACCTAGTATCACAGTATTATGGTACTAAGTATTGTTACTGTGCTAATATTTTACACAGTATCTAGTATTTAGGCCATTAAATCGATGTAATAAACACAGTTATTAAGAGTGTATTACTCTAGATAACTATACACGATTTTTAATCCTAAATAATATATTAACAGATTTGCTAATATTTGTCAACCTAATAGAAAGGCATTTTGGTTTTTTTGGTAGTTTCTAAATTTTCTTTGATTATAGCACTAATGATTGCTCTTTCCTCTGTACTAAGTCCCATACTTTCAGTATAGCTTAATCCTCCACGCATGTACCAGGCTAGTTTTAATGATTCAGTTTTGATATTTTTTACGTCTTTTTCTAAACTGTCTACTAGTTCAGCAATTTGGTCAGGGCTCAAGGCCAGGAGCCTTATTCGAAAAAATTTGACATATCCATAGTAAATGGTTGAGTGTACTCTTTAAGACACTTTTCGTCACTACATTTAATCTTTAAAGGTTCCATTTCGGTTTTTGCTCTAAGTTCAGTAAGATGATCACGTATACGATTAAAAACGTCTCGATTAGCGTTGATCATAAACTCTTTGATATGTGTAGGATCAGTTACTGGTTGTCCTTCGACATTGATCGTTGAAATACTGTTTGCTATTGCGTCTAGAGATAACTCTGTAATCTTATTCAATGCTGTACTCATTGCTGTTAATTTTTCTTCTTCTGTTGCACCTTCTTGATTCTCTAATATCTGCAAAGTCTTTTGTTGTTCAAATTGTACTTTAGCTGTGTCATTAATTTCGTGATAGTTTAACGGTTTAAAGTAAACTTCAAGATCACCTAGCTGTACACCTTTAGAATAGTCCGGACTTTGGAACTTGTCAACAACAGTTCTTAAGTCTAATGTGTAATCTTGTACTTCTTCACAATGCGGACAAGTCACAGTCATTTCCATATCGTGTCCGTAACTGGCAATTTTAATTGAAGTTAACAATAGATCAACGTCAGTTTGCGGTATAGCCCACGGGTCTTTGATGTTTGGTACACAACTCTTAAAGATCTGCATCACAGCAGAGCCGTTAAACAGTGCGTCTGGAGTTCTTGCCATAATTTCATCCATTGCTGTCATTGGATATATAGGTATCTCTCCGTTTTGAGGCATATCTAATGTACCCTCTGGATAGAACTGACCACCACTAGGCAATTTGATATAAATTGCAGGCTGTCTAAAGTATTTCTGTAAAGGGTTATTTTCAGTCATTTTTAATTACCATAAATAGTATAATATACAATATTACTTATAACAGTATAAAACCAGGAAAAAATAAATGGCATTCGAAGATGATTATGATCCCAGACTGATGCGAGAGTTTATGTCTCAAATGCAAGAAAGCGGCAAAGTAACTGCTGAGCTTGCTGAAGAGGTAGAGCAGTCTAATACCAGTTTTGGAAAATTAAGAAAAGAAGGACTAAAAAACTTCTCGGACGGACTTAGTCAAGTTGCCGGTGGTAGTAAAGCCCTAGCATCAAATCTAGCTAAAGGGGAACGCGGGTTTTCCACCTTAGATGCGGCTGTTGACTTAACTGCTGGAGCTCTTAAAGGGCTACTTGGCTGGCTACCAGGTGTTAGCACAGGTATTGAGGCTGTAGCCGGTGCTTCGAAAATGCTCATCAACCAAATGGAAAAGCAGGTCGATGGATTCCAAACACTTGGTGAAACTGGAGCGTTAACTGAAGCTGGACTCGAGGGATTCCAGGAGTCAATGCTGGCGTCTGGTCTTACCTTAGACAACTATACTAAAAGAATAGCTTCATCATCCAGGACATTAGCAAGATTCCAAGGACTAACAGGAACAGGTGCTGAAACATTTGCTGAAATCACAAGAAAGCTAACACAAGGAACTGATCTCGGACTAAGACGACTAGGGCTTAGTGCAGAACAAATGGGCGAAAGTACAGAAGCATTCTTAACTCGCCAAACAAGATTAGGTATGAGTCAAGGAATGACAGCTACGCAGTTAGCGGCATCCACAACATCTTATATCAAAGAGTTAGATGTCCTTTCAAAAGTAACTGGTCAAAGTAGAAAAGCAATACAAGACCAACAAGATGCGGCACTGAGTGAAACAAGATTCAGAGCAAGTATGGAAGGACTACGTGGCACAGTAGATCAAGGTGCTATCAACAGCATAATGAACTTCCAATCAAGCATAAGCGACATGGATTCATCTTTAGGTGCTGGTGTTAGAGATTTAGCGTCAGGCTTTACAGCAACTGAAGCGGCACGTCGAGCAGAATTTGTAACAGGTGGACGTGCTAGTAAAATTATGGCACAACTGCAAAGTGGCCAAATCAATGAATTACAAGCTAGAGAGCAGATGCAACAGGCTCTTAGAGATAATAGAGAGCAGTTAGTGTTTGCTGGTCGTGCGTTAGGAGATAACGCTAG